CGAATTATCGTCGTATTCAATCCTGTTTAAAAGGTAAAATTTGCCGTTCAATGGCAAAACATAAGCCGTGTCAAATACTTGATTTTGAGCCATTGTAAAGGTGGAGTAAAACAAGGCTATGAAATAAATAATTCTTTTCATTATCATTAATTTATTTTGTTACGAATACTTTGAATAATGCTGATGCTGGGTCAACTGTTCCCGATGAATAATTATTAAATCTTACCGTTACAGTGTTTGCCGCTGACACCCATGCTGAATAACTTGTATTTGCATTTACGGCAGCGTTTGGAACACCGAGGCTAACAACGTCACCGTCTGCCGCGCCTGTTACCGAGATTGTCAAATCTCTTGAATTTTGGGCATTGGTTGATAGAAAATCAAGCGTTGCCGAACCTGTTAAGCCGTGGTTAACTGTGTGACTTGTTGTGGATGGGGAAAAGAAAAGGTTTGTTCCGTTAAACTCCATGGCTCCAGCCTCCGCGGTTGTAAGATTTGTACCACTTGTAAATTTTAAAGGTGCGGTTGAGGCGGTGGCGGTGCCTGCTTTTAAATGCAAAACGGCGGTGGGAGTTGATTGCCCTATGCCAACATTACCACTTCCCATTATCCTCATCACAATTGTACCTAAATTTGCAAATTCAGAAATTGCACCTGTAATTAAGGAGCCAGATATTTTTCTTCTGCCATCAAATCTAATAGCAACGTCATCTGAACTATTATCTTCTTGAGGTCTTCCAATAAAAATCATTCCAACAGCTAACCCTGAAGAAAGAAAATTAGATACACCTTCAAAAGTGGGTAAAAATTCCCCAGTATTATTTGTTGAATTTCTAATTGAAAATCGAGCACTATCTCTTAATACTGATGTTCTGGTCATTTCAAATGATTGCAAGCCAGTAGAGGTATAATCTCCATTAATTGATAATTGAGCAAATGGAGATGTTGTTCCAATACCTATATTTCCGTCGGAAGTTATGCGTAATTTTTCAGTATTCACAGAACTATTTGACGTATAAAAAGATAAAAATTTTGATACACTTCCACTTTCAGATGATAACATCCTAAATTCTAAAGAATCATTGATAAATCTTCCACCTCTATTAATAGCATTTGTCCCTCCTTTTAAAACAAATTGACCCGTAGAAGATATATTCATTCTTTCAACACCATTTGTTGATAGCCCTAATGTATTTGAAGATGGTAAAAACATACCATTACCCGTTGCGCTTGAACTTGTTGGGTCAAATCTTGCGCCTGTAACTGTGCTTGTAAAAGTCTTTGTTCCTCCGATGCTACTTTGTGTAGTCGTTAAATCCACAAAGTTTTGCGTTGCGCTTCCCGTTCCCCCATTTGCAACAGGCAAAACACCTGTTAATCCTGATGAAATAGAACCTATTGTAGTTACGCTCCAAACATTGGTAGCACGGTTGTAATTGTAAAGCCTATGATTAACCGTATCAAGAATAATGTACGCACTTGTGTCACTTGACGGGGTAATAATACCCGTGTCCGCAAGTACGCCCCGCCAAATCAGCCCATCCGCAGTTGTCTGTTCTCCGAGCGTTATTTTTTGGTTGCCATTGCTTGGATACTGTGCCAAAGCAAGGCAAGGGAAAAGGAGAAGGAAAAGGAGTTGTTTCATGTTTATGTTTTTTATTATTAATTGCCACTTCTTTGCATAATTATCCAATTTGTACCATCACTAACAAGCGTTACTGCTTTATTATTTGTTGGATTTAATATCGCTGTACCTGCACTGCCAGTAGGAGGCGATGTAAAAGGAATCACATTTGAAGAAAATGAAATTATTTGTCCTGTACCTGTTTGGCGAATATGTAGCTCTTTGCCAGGATACGTTGATGCATTGGGAAGGGTTAATGTTGTTAAAACATTTGTATTTACATCTAGCCATGTAGTATTTACACTTACCGTAAAATTTGAAGAAGTAGTATTTGTATACGTTCTTTCCAACCACGGAGTATTAATACGCCCACCAAATGTACCTGCAGAATTAACGTTTAATTCCCCATTTACGTCAAGCGTTTTTGTTGGTGAAGCTGTGCCAATACCTACTTTGTTTTCCGAGGCATCCATAAAAATCATATTGACATTAGTACCACTTGATACTCTGAAATCATATTGAGCGGATGAGCTGCCAAATACTGTTGCACCTTCAACTGTTAAACTTGAGCCAAGAGTTGCTGCGCCTGTGGCATTGAGAGTGCCGTTGATGTCTAATTTATAAGACGGTGTATCGTCGTTTATTCCAATATCACCATTAAAATTAATATAAAGTCTATTTGTATTTTGCGAACCAATGCCAGAGGTATAAAAAGCAAGTGAATTATTTCTTGTATCGCCACCTTGATGTGCATAATTTCTCATTCCGCTTCCAAAAGTAGAATATTCGCCTGCAAATAATTTATTAGCTAAAAAAACATTTGCTGAGCTTCCAATTAAATTTGAATCAGGAAAAACCATTATTGTTCCGCCTCGAAAAGCAGATGAAATATTGGTTAAATTTTCGCCTATTCCAACATCAAAAGGAATGTAAGTTGTTTTTGCAAATGTGTTTAAATACTTTGCGTATAAATCGCCTGTCAATGTTCCCCCAGTCAACGGCAAATAAGTTGAAGCTGCTGAAGATGTGGTAAGGTAACTTGAATTATCATACGTTATACTTGTTCCACTTGCTTTGACAAAGCCCGTGCCGTTTAATGTGTTTTGCTTTGCTGCAAATCTTGAGGTAAGATTTAATTGAGATGTATCAGCATCTCGAAAGTAAGGTGTAAGCATCGAAGCGGTATCACTTATATTTAATTTAGCCGCAAATCTGGAAGTTAAATTTATCGGACACCTTAAATATGTTAGTGCCATACCTT